TTCATTTTCCACACTTTCCATCTAACATCTGCATAGAATTTAATAGCATTACCACCTGTTGTAGTAGATGCTTCCCCATAGCCACCAATATTACTTCTAGTTTGTGATATAATAAATAATGTACAATTATGATTAGCTAATAAACCTTTCACCTTCATACAAAATTTACTATTAAGTCTAGCTTGTAAACCAATTGTAGCATCACCCATTTCTCCTTGTAGAATAGCTTTAGGCATTGCTGCTGATTGACTATCTATTACAAGACAAGATATAATGTTATTTTCTATTAAAGCTAATGCCATATCATAACCTTCTTCTTGTGTTTCTGGTTGATATATCAATAAAGAATCTACATCTACACCAAGAGTTGTAGCATACTTTCTATCAAATGCATACTCATAGTCAAACAATGCTACTTTCTTATCAGGAAAAGCTTGTTGATATTCTGCCATTTGATGCAAAGTTAATGTTGATTTTCCAGAACTATTCTCCCCAAATATTTCTATAAATTTACCAACAGCTGTACCCCCTACACCCATTGCTTGGTTTAATTGTAAAGAACCTGTGCTTACAATTGTCAAATCTTCAGGAACTAATCTTCCTAATCCATACTTTTTCTCTAACCCATCAAGAATTAAATCTACTCCTTGTTTTTCTGGTTTTTTCTGTTTTGCCATTTTTAATTGTTTTAATTATTATTATTTAAAGTTACTAATTTATTTTGTTATTTCCTAATTTTATTAGATGAAAAACCCCAGGAAATGGGTAGTTTCCTAGGGCTATTTCAACATTTAAAAATAGAAAAACAATAATTTTATTCTTTTAATTCTGTGTTACCTTTTGCTTTTTCTGTATAAGGACAAAATTCACAACCATTTCCACAACAAGAGCCTCTATCTTTCAGATAACTTTCTGAAAAAATCACTCTACCATTTATAAGGTAATAATCTTTACCTTCTACAAATTCCTTATCTGTCATAACGTTTACAAATTTCATACTGCAATATACAAATTTATTTCTTATTAAGCTTAGAAGGAACAATTATTTCTCCTTCACTAAACAAATTTAATACACTTAATTTATTTAAATGAAATAAATCTGATATTTCTTTAACAGTTAATGTAGGGAAACGTTCTTTATATTCAAAAATAAGAAGTTTGGTTCTAAGTGACATTCTTTGTTTGTTCACTTTTCATTTGTTTTAATATCTCACTCTCATTTTCAAAGACATATCTATACTTAGTGTCTTTATATTCTTCCATAATATATGGATTTTCTAGCTTTCTAAAAAAGTTTTTATCATCTTTAGTTTCTACAGCTAGTATAAAATGATCATGATTATATCCACAAACAACACCACTATATCCAGGATGTGTTATAATAAATCCTTTAAAGAGATTGAATAGGTTTTCCATTTACGTCTAGGTTTAGGCTTAATAATCTTTGTTCCACTTCAAATTCTACCTTTAATAACAAACTAATCTTTTCCTCTAGCTCACTATTAATGATTCTACCTACAAAAGGAAGAATTTCATCAAGATTTGTATACACTCTAGGTAAACCATATTTAGTTTTGATTTGTGAATATTTAAATCCAGGAATCTTTACAAGATCTTTAAACACTGTATTAATATAATGTACAACTGATGGTACATTTATTTCCATTCCATAAAAACCTTCTTCTAGATAGTCTTTATAGAATTCATTAAAATCACTATTTGTTCTCATTTGTTTCTTCTTTAGGAGTTAATTTATTTTCTAATAATTTAAATGCTGCTTCTATAGCAAACACCTCTGCTGTTTTTCTATTAGTACATATAGAGTTTTCTGTAGACTCTTGCATTATTTCCCAATCCCATTCTTCAGTGCTATTAGGAGTTCTTATAATGTTTACAGATAAATCATGTTGATCAAACACATCAAATAATGCTCTTGGTTGAACATCTATTACAGTTCCAAGTCTATCATCTGCTATACCTTCAGCTAATATAGCTTGTTTAAAATCTTCTGGAACAGAATCTGTATTCATAGACTCTATCATTTTTTCTAAAAACCAATCCTTAACAACTTTTCCTGCTAAAGGATATTTACTCAGCAATTCCTGTGCTTTCATATTCTTTTATTTTATTTAAATTTAATTGTTCATCCTCGTCATCCCAACCTCTCCAAACTTCTTGATCTTCATCAAAGGTTACATCTAGCTTTTCTTCCCAGAAATCTATAAGATCCTGTGTCTTTTTGAAGATTCTAATTTGTAAAGAAATTTCATCTCTATGTTTTCCATTTACTAAAATCTTAACAGCTTTAGGAAAAATAGCTTGAAATTTCTTTGAGGTTTTAGAATACTTACCTTGTCTGATTAAATCAAAATCTTCTTTTAATTCATCATCAAGTTTATATACCACCACTACAAAACCATCTTTATAGTCATAATCTTCTACTACATCTTTGGTTCTTTCATGTTCAAGATCTAAAAATTCTCTAAACTTATCTAGATTAGGTGGTTTAAATAGTAAATAAATACAGTCTTTGTATTGCTCTTCTTTGTCAACGTCTGTACTATATGCATTTATAAATCCATTATTCTTTAAAGAATCTTTTGGTATTTGTAACGTAGGAACCATAAAAATACTAGTTATGGTTTTCTTTATATCCATATTATTTTAAATTTTTAATTTCTTCTAGAGTGTGTAACTTTAAAACTTTATAGTAAAGTCTTATTTGTTTCTTTGCCTCTATATTATTATTTTTTGTGGCTTTTAAATATGCTAAATAAATAGCTTTTATAAATTGATAATCTGTCATATCAATATGTAGATTATTTTCACACCATGCTTTCCCTACACCTTTTGCTCCTGGTACACCATCTGTATTATCTCCAGTAATAATTTGTGTAGCTCTAGCAAGTCTACTTTCTTTTTCAGAAATGTATTTAAACTCTCCTAGAACATCATTATAACCTCTATAATCATATAAAGGTATGTTTGGGCTATAATAGAGAACATCTTTGTCTATAGAGCTTACTACGCAGTTTCCAGAGCATTCACTAACAGCATCAATAATGTAATCATCAGCTTCTCCACCATGAGCTTCAATAGCACCTAGTTCATTAATCATATACTCTTTAATAATAGGAAGAAGAGGACTCTTTATAACATTCTTTCTATTAGCCTTATATTCAGGAAATATTTTATATCTAAAATTATTCTTTCCTCCTATAAATATATATGTTTGTACAATATTATACCATTTTTCTACATTAATTTGTATTTCTTGTAGTTTTGTTCTAGTTCTATATTTAGCTTCCTCTAATTGTTCTTCTTCTGTAGGAAACTCAAATAAAGAATCTTCAGGAAAATATGTTGCTGTGTACATTATACTGTCAGCATCAATTAATAACACTCTCTCAGAATCATCATAGCTAGTAGGACAATTCTTCACTGCTCTTATAATCTCTTCTACGTTTTGTTTTACTGGTCCTTGTATCATATTATTTATTTAATTATTTTTACTTCTCCTTGTGTTTCCATCCAAACATGTGCTCCACAACTAAGAGGTTTATCTGGACTATATACTATTTTACTAGGACCAACTATCTCAACTTCGTGGGCATATTTGTTCTCTTTGTAAGTCTTAACAGTTAGAACAGGGTTTTGAACCCCATTCTTTCTGTTATCTTTCACCACATGTTGATTTACGTGAATTATAGTTTTCATATTACTTATAGATTAATATTGCACTATATAGTGATATTGAGCTTATTGGGCTTTCAACAGCTACTAAAGACATTGATACTATTGTTTTTACTATTTTGGTATCAATTAAATCTTGCAACTCTCTATTTATATTAAATAGTCTTAGATCTTCCCATATGTGTGTTTTCATCTGTTTTAATTTTTAAAATTTGATTAGTTAAATACTTTAATGTATAAGCATAAGCTTCTTCTGATTCATAACAATATTGTATTCCTATTTTCTTAAACAAGAACACAATAGCATGGAATGCTTCGTGAGCTACAATTCCTGGATTATCTATATCATCTTTAAATCTTATAAGAATGCATCCACTTCTCATTTTATGTGTAGTAGCAATAGCTTTTTGATTAGCCATGTGTTTCTTAAAATCTTTCTCAGATATATTCTCTTTAATTTCTTTATATAAATCTTCATCTGATTGTCCTATAGATACCACTATATCATGTCCATACACATCTAGTGGTATTATTTTAAATATGTTCATATTTTTTGTTTAAAAGATTCAATAATTTGTGGAACCATAGCTCTCACTTCTCTTGGTACTCTTTGAAAAAACCAACGCACATCTAGTTCATATTCATTACCATTAGGATCAACTCCTTTTGGATGTATAAGCCAAAAACTATATTGAGTTTTCTCATATATAACAACTCCCTCATACCAAATTTCATTAAATGAAGGATTTCTATTAATCTCTATAGTAATCATTATAGTTCAACTTCTACAGGATTCCAAATATAACTATATAATCTGTAATCTTTACCATTAGCTATTTTACTTTTTAACTTAGGAGAAACATTTTTAATGTCATTCTCTAGTTGGTCAACAGTTAACAGCATTCTATCTCCTTTATGTATTATTTCCATAGATTCTTTGTTTTTAATACATGAATTCACTTCATAATCTCTTACAGAAACTGTGTCATCATTGTTCATTTTTGTTACTTCTTTTCTCATTTTTTTTTATTTTAAAATTAATGTTGATACTAATAATCCTATAGCACTACCAAAAGCAGCACCAACAGCATATGTTATTCTATCCATTAGTGTTCCAAATGCAATCTTTTTTACATTCCAACTCCATATGAAGGAAATCATAAAAGCACATAAAAACACTCCTAAATAGAATATTTTGCTTAAAAAATAAGTGTTAATTGCTACAAAAAACACTTGTACAAATCCTGTTATAAACAGTTTAATCCCATCTCTCATATAATATTTTCTTTAATTAATATTTCTCTTACTTTCTCTACAAGATCTTCAAGAGTTCCATTGTTTTCAATCTCATAATCAAACTCAGTATCATCAAGAGCTGTTTCTTTTTTTACAATTTTTTCCATGCCATCTTGCATAATTTTGGGGGGTTATTGTTTTGTTACAATGTTCACAATTTATTTTTGCTCTATTTAAAGCACTTTCTTTGATCTTTAACAATGTTTGTTCACTATATATGTTTGTTTTACCTTTATTCCAAGCTTTTTGTCCTTTATTAGCGTTAGATATATTATCTCTCCATTCTTTAGTTCTTAATAATCCATATGTAGGATTATTTTTTCCTTTAGTTAGTGTTGATATTTTATCTTTAAATTCTTGTGATTTAGTAATACCAATACAAGATCCTGCAATTTTAGCAATATTAAAATCACAGGATAATGTATCTAAAAAATATTGTTCTTTTAGTAATAGATTTTCTTTTTCACATTCTTCTATTATAGAAAACTCTAGATCTTTTAAACCATATTTATTATAATGTCTTTGTAAAAATTCTGAATGATGTGCTTGTTTTAATAAATCTGAACGATGTCTACTCCATCTTGTTTTAATATTTACAGCACTTCCTATGTATATTCTATTAGTAGAAATAGATTTTATTTGATATATTCCTGTTTTCATGTTACAAATATACATAAAGTTACTGAAATAGCTCTAGATAATACCTTCTTTTTCAAGAATTTCCTTAACTTTTTTAACTAAGTCCTCTATTGTAGAATCATTTACTATTGTATAGTCAAATTCTGCAGAATCTAAACTTGTTTCACTTGGATGAAGTGTTGCATGTGTTATGGAACCATCTCTATTTTTTAATTGAAAATAGTCTTTTGTTTCTGGTCTCACCACTCTAATAGTAATACCTTTTCTTTGTTCAACAGCTTCCATCTCATTAGGAAATCTCATGTCTGTTATGCACCACGATGGATATTCAACAAGTTTATCACTACCAAATTCATCCCATTCTTTTACTATAGGAACATAGTCTGAAAACAAAGCATTGCACCATACATTAGTATGTAATCCATCACGCATTGCTTCTGTACCAAGTTTTTGAAGAAACTCTCTGTATGTCATTAAATTATTAAGATCAACAGCATCAAATAATGTAGCATCACTTAAAGGAGCAACTGGAGTTTTAGCCCAATGTTCTCCTAGATATGATTTTTTAAACTCTTGGTCTTCAAACATTTCTACAGGAACTCCTGTAAGTATTGAACCAATTTGTTTTAGTTTACCTGCAAACTTCTTGATTTTAAATGGAGAATTCCTTTCAAGAGTAGCATCATCATATGTCTGAACTCCTATATAAGGACCACGTTCTCCTGGTAGTGTTAAATACTGAATGATTTTTCCAATAGTATCTTTACCAGATCCTATCTTTCCATTTATACCTATTATACTCATATTCCTAATAGTTTAATTATTTTTCTAAATGTGTTAATGTCTTTACATTCTCCTTTGTATCTTACATCACTATCAGATGCATCCCAAGTAAAAGGTTCTCCAAACTCTATTTCTAAGTCGTTATTTTCAAAAAATAAATACAAATTATTTTTTCTGAAGTAACTTTTTTCTTGTTTCCATCCTTCAGCTTCTATTTGTTCTTTAGTTAGATAGGGAACTCTAAATTCAGTTGGTACAGCATCATTTTCATAGCTTTCAAAAAACCAACTAGCATCCATTATTCTTAAACTTTCTTTTGTCCAAACACTTTTTAAGTATATAGTTTCATATTCATATCCAATACAAAAATCTTCTATATCTGGAGTAAAATATTTATTTTTCATTTGATGTTCCATCTTTTATTTCAAATTTAAGTT